GTATTCGGTGGATATCCAAATACTCGAAGTATAGGAATTGCTGGAGATTCTGGTGCTGGTAAAACTTTCCTCTGTTTAAATGCAGTTAGGGAGCTTCAAAAGAAAGATTATTTTGTTTTCTATATTGACACCGAAGGTGCAATCGATCGATCTGATTATATCAAATTTGGAGTAGATTTAGAAAAATTAAAATACCTTCGTATGGGTTTAATCAGTGATGTTAAATTCTTCATCAATGATTTTATTGAAACAATGCGAGATAACCCAGGACTAAAGGCTGCGATCTTTGTAGATTCAGTTGGAATGCTTGATACTGATAAGAGTAAGAGAGATATGGATGCTGGTAAAAACGCATCTGATATGGGTCTTCGTTCAAAAGAGATGAGATCACTATTCAAATCATTTACTCTTGAACTATCTAATTTAAAAGTTCCATTTATCTTTACTAACCATACCTACGCTTCAATGGATCAGTACACTCCTAAAGGAATGTCTGGCGGAGGTGGACCTGAATTCTCAGCTTCAATCATCTTGATGTTGAGTAAAGGAACCTTAAGAGATGAGGCTAAGACTACTACTGGAATTATTGTTAGATCCAAGACTCGAAAAAATCGTCTTGCTAAACCTATCGATATTGAATTCCATATTTCATTCCATAAAGGGATGAATCAATACGTAGGGCTCGAACAATTTGTTAATTGGGAAAATTGTGGAGTTGGTCGAGGAAATAAATTAACTGAAAAAGAATTTTCAAAGCTAAAATCAGACGAACAGTCAATTTGTTCAGAATTTGAAGTAGGCGGAGAAAAATTCTACTTCTTACCTAAAAAACTTGGAAAGAGCTATGTTATTCGACATAATGGAGATCTTGTACCAGTTAAAGAATTTTTTACAGGTCGGTTATTTACCCATGATGTATTAATGGAACTTGATGAAAAGGTAATCAAGCCTACTTTTAAATTCCCAGAAACACAAGATGAAATCGATCTATTAGAGAATAGTGAACTTAATGATCTAAACGATGATGACGATGAATCTACGTTCTGATTTACCAATAAAGTATTATTTGAATCTATATAATGAGGAGGGATTGAGCGACGAGTTCACCCTCCTTTTTGAAATACTTCAATACATAATACGAGTAGCTAATGCCAAAGAGAAGAGCTTAGAACTCAAAAACATAAAATTTTCATCCAAATCTTTAAAGTATGTATTTGGCGATAAGATCAAAGATGAAACTTTTAAAACAAACTTAGTTAAATCATTAAAGACGATGATTAACGATGATTATCTTACTACTGAAGGTGACTTCATATATTTTACAAAAAAAGGACTAACTTATTTTTATCTAACGAATGATTGATTTTACAGAAAATATTGACTCTCTTGAAAAGATGGTTTGGAATTTTATCCTAAATTCCGATAATGACATCAATGATCTAAAACCATCTAATCATGATTCGTTAAGACGCGAAGAATTAATCACAATGATGAAGCCAAGTTATTTTAATGATGACGATAGACAAGAATCATTCAAAGTAGCTGTAAAGTTTTTTAAAGAGTATGAAAAGATTCCAAATAGGAAAGAGCTTAGAAGTTATCTTGACCTAGCTAATGTCAATTTAGATGAAGATGAATTTGGTGAACTATATGCATTTAATCTAAATGAATATAACTATGATTATTTGTACAAATATGTTAGATCATTTATTCTCCTAAGAAATTTGAATTTAACCGTATTTGATCTACTTACCTATCTAAAAACCACTCCGATTGATCCAGGAAATATCGATAAGATTTCTGAAAAGATTAGAAATGATATTAGTACTAAGCTTGCCCTAAATTTTTCAAGCGCTGATACTGGCTTAAATTTCTTTAATCCTGAATCTCACATCCAAATTTCAAAATCAGGAAGCCCAACCGGTTTTCCATTCTTAGACAAAGTTCAAGGAGGTGGCTGGAATTCAAAAGCACTTGTAGTTTTTCAAGGTCGACCTAAAGTCGGTAAATCAATGGTTCTTGGAAATATTGCCGCTCGATCATTCCTAACTGGAAATGCTACAGGGTTAGTTACAGTTGAATTAGCTGATCGTTCATATATGAAGAGGATCGGATCAAATATCTTAAGTATAAAATCCGAAGACTATGCAATGATAACTGATGACGTTGCTGCTAAATTAGTTCAAAATAAGATTCAGGAACTTAAAGATTCTGGTAAAAATATTGGAGAATTAATAATTAAAGAGTTTCCAACTGGCGGCGCTACTGCAATCGATATTGAAAATTACTTTGTTCGACTTGAGCAAAAGATGAATAAGAAATTTAAAGTAATAGTAGTTGATTATTTAAACCTATTACGTCCTATTAATACTCAAAACGGACTATATGAAAAGATCAAAGCAATCTCTGAAGAACTTAGAGGGGTTGCTATGAGAAATGAATGGTGTATAATAAGTGCCACTCAAATTCGTAGAGAAGATATTGATAATTTTGATTTAGGTATGGATTCAGTTGCTGAGTCATTTGGTTTAATACATACGGTCGATGCTCTATTTGGTCTAATGAGAAGTCCATTGGAGAGTAGAATGAAAATCAAAGTAATTGCTAACCGTGATAATGGTTACGAAGAAAGTTATAAATTCTACACAATGCACAAAGACTATTTTAGACTTTCTGAAGAGAGTGGACCAAATAGCGAATTTTATAGTGATGATGAGGAAGTAAGTAGAATGGCTGATGAATTAAGATCAGAATATTCTGAAATAACTAATTCTCCAGAACTCACAACAGTTGATAATATAATCGAAGATGACTATGATGCTCTCTTCAATTCCATATAAAATAATTCCTATGAATGAGCGAAGACGAATTTACAAAGGATCCACAGGATGATCCAATAAGAGAAGACAAAATATTTAATAATAGCTATTACAACGGTGATAAGCTAAAGGATTCGGAAGAATATGAATTTTCAAAAAAAATATCAGTATCGTCCGATTATTCAGATAACTATTTGAAAGACTTGTATGATTATGAAGAGCAATTAGAATCAAAATTCATTCTCGATATAATCTTTGAGTTTTTACAAAAAGATGAAGTTCTTAGTCGATATACTATTGAATTAACCCAGGATCCAGCGATATCAAAAATAAAATTCTCAAAAGAAGATATTAATCTAATTTTTAATCGAGTACATGAAAATTTAGATCTTGCCAATCACGGTATAAATTTTTATAGTCCAATTTATATACTTGAAGCAATTTCATCAATATCTTCAATGGAATATAAAAAGATCTTTGATTCTCTAGATACTGAAATTCAAGAGATCCTGATCCTTGAACTAAATAAGAAGTATAAATTCCTAGAAGGAAAAATGCATAAAAAAAGAATACACTAATGCGTTGGATTAAATTAACACACACAACTGGCTCAATTTATCTTAATCTTGAGCAAGTATACAGGTATGAAGCTACCTCATCTACTGAGATAACATTCTATGATGCAAACTCAATATTACCAACATCATATACTTTTGCATCAGCTACTGCACTTGCTGCAGTTATGGCCAAACTTGCAAGTATTTCTAATGTAATAGATATTGACCAGTTAGCTACACAAGGATGAAATTAGAAAATATTAGAAAAATATTTGTACTTGGTGATCTTCACCTAGGTATACGAAACAATTCAGTCGAATGGTCAGAAATCCAGAGTCAATATTTAATTGACCATTTTATTAAAAGTATCGATGAAGAAGGATTTGATCCTGCAACAGACATATTAGTTCAAGTTGGTGACTGGAATCATGTTAGGGAATCTACTAATGTGCGCATCTATAAGTTATCATTAAAGATTGCTGAAGTGCTTACTCAAAAATTTAAAAGAGGAGTATTTGTAATTCTTGGTAATCATGATGTATATTATAAAGATCGAACTGACACCCATTCACTAGAAGGATTTGATAAAATATATCCTAATTTTCATGTATATTCAAAGTCAGAAATATTATCGATAAATTCCCATAAGTTTTTAATGTTGCCGTGGGTTGAGAACCTTACTGAACTTAAATCTCAAATTCAAAAGAATACTTCAGCAAAATATGTATTTTGCCATACTGATTTTAAAGGATTTAATTTTAATAAAGTTCAAAAACTTGAACATGGTCTAGAACAAGAAGATATTCAGTCATTTACTCGGATTTATTCTGGTCATATTCATATTCGACAAGAGAAAGGAAACGTATTATATGTTGGAACTCCATATGAAATGGACAGAGGAGATCGTGGAAATACCAAAGGCTTCTATGTATTAGATGTTAGTGGAAAAGATGTAAAAGAAAAATTTGTTCAAAATCACTTTTCTCCAAAACATCTAAAATTTGATATATTAGAGTTATTAAATGAAACTCCCAATAATATTCGCGATTTATTTAATAATAATTTTATCGATGTCCTAATAGAATCTGAATTTTCAAAAAAGTTTCCAATCTCTCATTTTACTGAACTTGTAAAAGATTATGGACATCGTCGCCTTGAATTAGGATCATATTCAAAAGATCAATTACGAGAAAAGAGCGACGTTGAAATAGATTCAAATTATGAGTATAATATCTTTACTCTACTTGACGACCGAATAAAATTAATGGCACTGCCTTCAACTCAATCTAAACAAATAGTCGATCGATTCAAGGAGATCTATGATTCACTAAGAAATACCAAACAATACGATTAATGAGATTAATAGAATTTTCATATAGAAACATATTATCATATGGTAATATGTTACAGACATTTAAGTTTGACGATAAACCTGGACTAATCCTAGTTGAAGGAGAAAATGGTGCAGGCAAGTCTTCAATTAAGGAGGCTCTTACTGTCTCAATATATGGAAGATCTGCTATTCGTAAAATGAAAGATATTCCAAACTGGATAAATCGAAATGCATATACTAATGTAAAGTTTGTTACTAATTCTGGAGAAATTGTTGAACTTGATCGAGGAATTGATCCTAATTTTAGTGATATTAAAATAAATGGTTCTCATTTTAACCTACCAGATAAGAGAAAAGTTGATGAGTTTATTGAGGAGGAGCTTTCAAGAATTCCATTCTCAGTATTTTGTAATACTATAAGTCTTTCGTTTGATGATTTTAAGTCTTTTGTTAATCTAAGCAAAGACGACAAACGAAAAATTGTTGATCGAATATTTGGAATTGATATTCTTTCAGATATGCGCGCAAAAGTCAAAGAGCAACTGAGAGATAATAAATCTGAAATCGATATAATCACAGCTACTCTAAAATCAAGTAAAACTAATTTAGAATCTTACGAGTCTCAACTTGATAAATTAAAAGAGAAACTAGCTAAGAAAAAAGAGGAACTTACAGATAAATTGGTCATAGATATTTCCAATAAAAAGCAGGAGGTTGCCGACGCATTGGCGGCTAAGAATAATTTAAGGACTACTATATCTGAGCATGCTAAGTTAACCTCTGCTGCTCAAACTGAATTAACTAAAATCAAATCAAGTATTCGTGATCTAAATACTAAACTTCTAATCTATGCTAAAAATAGATGTCCTCACTGTTTAAACGATCTTCATTCCGATTCATCAATTGAAATAAAGGAAAAGATTGAGGCTCGAATCAAGACATTTGAAGATTCAATTGAAGAAAAGAAAACTATTGCTGATTCTCTAAATGAAGAGGCAACTTCATTATTATTAAGACAGAGTGATATTGATTCAGATTATTTTAATAAGAAGGCTGAACTACATGCATTAGAGTCCTCATTAGAGGCTGCTCAGGAAAACGATGGTTCTGAAGAAATATCATCTATCTCTGGAATAATTAGTAGCCTAGAGGATCAAATAAAGGAAGAAAATTCCAACTTATCCATACTAAATGCTGATCGATCGACTCAACTTAGTCTAGATGATCTTCTTTCTGATAATGGAATAAAGAAGGACATGATTGATAAAATTATCCCTACCTTAAATGCTAGAATACTTGAGATTTCTGAGAGACTTGAATTTAAGTTTTCATTTGAATTTGACAATGAATTTGATCCTCATATAACTTATTTAGGAATGCAGATCTCGCCAGAGAGTCTCTCTAGCGGTCAACGAAAAAAGATGAATTTAATTGTATTACTAGCGTTTATCGAAATTATTAAGATGAAACATACAACTATGAATGTCATGTTTCTTGATGAAATCTTTAGTTCACTAGATAAATCAAATGTATATCGATCAATTTCAATACTTAAAGAATATTCAGCTAAATATAACATGACTATTTTTGTAGTATCGCATGAATCATTACCAGAAGAACTATTTGATTACCGAATAGTTGTAAATCAAAAAGACCATTTTTCAGAAATGGAAATTATTAAGATATAGTCAAACCGATTCCTTTTTCTTAGTATAAGAAAGGAAACAGACTTGATTAATGTCAACTATAATAAAGGCTCACACATCAATAATAGGGGATACAGGATACAATTGTCACTCTAGAAATTTCTTTAAGGCTCTAAATAAAATCTATCCAGTCCAAGTTCGAAACTGGACAGTTGGTCCTACTTGGAAAGAATATTCAGATGAACCACACAATGGGGAATATTATATGGATGATGAGCTTAAGCAAATGCTCTATTCACAAACTCTTTCTACTCCGCACGGATCAGAGGATTTTCCAATATATCAAAATTATCCTCATTCAGGTGAACCAACTGTTCATATTGTCCTAAATGATAATCTACATCCATATTTTTCAGAAGATCTTCCTCGACCTAGGATAGCATACAATGTTTGGGAAACTACTCGTCAACCAGAACAATTTTTTGAAAATCTAAAGAAGTTTGATCAAGTTTGGGTGCCTAGCGAATGGCAAAAAGAGTGTACTATTGAACAGGGAATTCCTAGGGATAGGGTAAAAGTTGTTCCTGAAGGAGTTGATACTTTGCGATATCAACCGGTTACTAGAATTGGAACTTCTCCAATATTTAGATTTCTGGTAGTCGGTCGCTGGGATTATCGTAAATCAATCAAAGAAATAATTAAATCATTTATTGATACTTTTTCTGAAGATGAAAATGTAGAACTACTAATCAATGTAGATAATCCTTTTGCATACGATGGCCTTTCAACAACAGAAGAACGATTAGAGAGATTTGGTTTGAATCATCCTAATATAAAGGTTTTACATCATCTATCAAATGATGAATATCTTGGGGTTCTACAAAACACTGATGTTTTTATATCTTGCGCCAGAAGTGAAGGTTGGAATCTACCTCTAATTGAGGCAATGTCTAGCGGAATTCCTGCAATCTATTCAGACTGGGGAGCTCAATTACAATTTGCACTAGGTAAAGGTATACCCATTCCAATCATTGGCGAAATACCTGCAGCAGTCGAGAATCAAGAATCATGGAATCCTAATACTCCTGGAAATTTTGCAGAACCTAATTTTGATATTCTTAAGGAAAAACTTAGAGATGTATATAATAATTTTGAAGAATATAAAAAGAAAGCTCTACTTGATTCTGATCAAATCCGAAAAGAATTTACTTGGGAAAATGCAGCACTTATTGCAAAAACTCATATTGAGGAACTTTTAACTCCTGTAAATAACTTACAAGATTTTGCATGGGTAACATGTGGTAATCTTGAATATATGCCAATTATTCAAAAACTGGCAGAATCTTTACTAGAGTTTTCTACACGTAAAATAATAGTTTATGGAATAGACTGTGATGTACCATTCTCACTACCTAATGTCATTGCTAGAAAATTAGAAGTTCCATATCATTCAGAAAAAGATAAGTGGTACTGGAAACAATATGCGTGTATTCAATCGTTATCTGAGGAGTTTGAAAATTTTATTTGGGTTGATGGTGATGTTGTAGCAAACTATAATATCGATCAAATTGAAACCCATTTTAATAGGCTAACGGATTATCCAATTCCAGATATTCACTTACAGGAAGAGTTTTTAGGGTATTATTCTAAAGAGGATGGATCAGTTTCAACTCAAAGATTTAATGAAATCCTCTATACTAAATATAGTGTTAATAAACAACTTCCATTAGCACATATATGTCTTTATCTCTATAATAGAGAATGTGAATGGTATTTTGTTGAGATTCTTGAAGAGTACAAAAAGACTTCACTTGCTGAATATAATGGACTTTTGCAATGGAATGATGAAGGTATCGATAACCTACTACGAAGCCAATATAAATTTACTGAAACTCTACCTGTTTCAAATTTTGATGTTTCTTCTTGGGATGGTGAGTCACTAGCTAATAGTAATCAAGCAATGTCTCATTTTCTCTCTTTTTGGAAAGAGGATGGACCTAAGAACTTTGGTAAATTATATGGATGGCAATTTATCCCAAAAGATAAATCTAAAATTCTCTATTTTCATGGAAATAAGAACCCAGAGTTTGCTCAAGTCATGATTGACTATATAAAAAGTCAGAGAGATTCTAACTTTTTTGATTCAGATTATTTCTTTGTTGCCCAAGATCAAATTAAGAAATTAGGTGTAATTAAAGGAGTTCATGGAGGGACACTCGATGTTGCTAACCAATACGGCTGGGACTATGCAATATATCACGAAGTTTATAACTTATTAGATTACAGTAGATATGGGGTTCAGGTTCAACCTGGAGATACGGTTGTCGATCTTGGTGGAAATATAGGAATTTTTACTCGATATGCATATCAAATGGGAGCAAGCAAAATTGTAACCTTTGAACCTGATAAAAGATATTTTGAGATATTGAAACTAAATGCACCATCAACTGCCATACTATTTAATGCAGCGATTGGCAATACTCTAGACAAATTAACTCTTACTGAAAGTGATCATTTAGGTGGATCCAATTTATGGCATCCGACCGATCCTACGGTAAATCAATATTCAGTTAATGTTTACACTCTAAACTATATTTTAGATAATCATCTAATCGATAAAATAGATTTTCTAAAAGTTGATATCGAAGGCTCAGAAATTATTGCACTTGACGGAATTAGAGATGAACACTTAACTAAAATAAGAAATATCGTGGTTGAGTATCACCATGAACATTTAAAGTTTGATGATACTCTTCGTGCTAATTTTGTAGCCCGATTAACTCAACTTGGATTTAATTCACATCTTCTTTTTTGTGGAAATGACAATGCTTTACAATTAATTTATTTTTGGAAATGAGATCACTAGATAAAATAGCCATTCACCATGGCACAGACAAATCATCCTACATTCATAATTACTGTGTGAAGTATGAAAAATGGCTTCCGTTTAATCGACTTGAGCCGATTACTATTCTGGAAATAGGGGTTCTTGGTGGACAATCACTATCCACTTGGAGAGAATATTATCCTAATGCTACAGTAGTAGGTTTAGACATTGACCCTAACTGTAAACAATACGAATCACCAGAAAATAAAATATTTGTTGAAATCGGCTCACAGGATGATATTAAATTCTTAGAAGAAGTCGCTAACAAATGGGGTCCATTTGATATGATACTTGATGATGGTTCTCACATGAATAGTC